TCAATCTAATAGAGAAAATTTTCATAGGCTAAGGTTATACGCAAGAGGAGAACAGTCGATACAAAAGTATAAAGATGAATTATCTATAAATGGTGATTTATCGTATTTAAATTTAGATTGGAAACCAGTTCCTATTATACCAAAATTTGTAGATATAGTTGTAAATGGTATTGCGGAAAGAATGTATGATTTAAATGCTTACTCACAAGATCCAAGTGCAATGCAATCGCGTACAATGTATATGAATAATATACTAGAAGATATGCGAACTCAAAATTATAAAAATACATTAAATAATATATTTCAAATTAATACATTTAAAACTGATCCTAAAAAATTACCACAAAATGAATCTGAATTAAATGTTCATATGCAGCTAGATTATAAGCAAGGTATAGAAATTGCTCAAGAAGAGGCTATTAATAATATTTTTGATAAAAATGATTATGAGTTAATTAAAAAAAGATTAGATTATGATATTGCGGTATTGGGTATGGGGTGTGTTAAAAATAGTTTTAATAAATCTGAAGGAATAAAAATTGATTATGTTGACCCTGCAGATATTGTTTATTCATTTACAGAATCGCCTTATTTTGATGATTTATATTACGTAGGTGAAATTAAAAAAATAAGTATTGTTGAGCTTAAAAAACAATACCCAAATATAACTGATGATGAAATTGCTACAATAGAAAAAAACGGATTAGGATCAGGGCATTTATTATATAATAAATCGTATGGGGCAATAGATGGGGATGATGAAGGCTTTGTATATATATTATATTTTGAATATAAAACATATAAAAATCAAACTTATAAAATAAAAGAAACAGCTTCTGGTGGTAAAAAACCTATTAAAAAAGAAGACACGTTTAATCCTCCGGCTGATCAAAGAGCAAGATTTGAAAAAGTTGATAGAGCTATTGAAATATTATATACTGGCGCAAAAATAATAGGAAGTGAAAATTTATTAGAATGGAAGCTTGCTGAAAATATGACAAGACCAAAATCTGATACTACAAAAGTCCATATGTCTTATAATATTGTAGCGCCCAGAATGTACAAGGGGAGGCTGGAATCTCTTGTAAGCAGAATGACTACTTTTGCGGACATGATTCAACTAACGCATCTTAAATTACAGCAAGTATTAGCAAGGATGGTGCCAGATGGGGTGTTTTTAGATGCTGATGGTATTGCAGAAGTAGATTTAGGAAATGGAACAAATTATAATCCTCAAGAGGCTTTAAATATGTTTTTTCAAACAGGTTCTGTAATTGGAAGATCTATGACTCAAGATGGAGAATTTAATAATGGAAGAGTGCCAATACAAGAATTGCAAAGCGGAAATGGCGGAGGTAAGATAAGTTCTTTAATAACAGCTTATAATTATTATTTACAAAATATGCGAGATGTTACAGGACTAAATGAGGCAAGAGATGGTTCAACGCCAGATAAACACGCATTAGTAGGATTACAAAAATTAGCAGCAGCAAACTCTAATACTGCAACAAGACATGTTTTGCAAGCAGGATTATATTTAACTTTAAAAACAGCGGAATGTATAAGTTTAAGGATTTCAGACGTTTTAGAATACGCTAATACAAATAATTCTTTTATAAATTCTTTGGGAAGATTTAATGTAGCAAACTTAAGAGAAGTAAAAGATTTATATTTACATGATTTTGGTATATATTTAGAATTGGCCCCTGATGAAGAAGAAAAAGCTATTTTAGAAAATAATATTCAAATGACATTATCTAAAGAGCAAATTACATTAGAAGATGCTATAGATATAAGAGATATAAAAAATTTAAAACTAGCAAATCAATTATTAAAATTAAGAAGAAGAAAAAAAATAGAGCAAGATCAAGCTATTTCAGCAAGAAATATTGAATTACAATCAGAGGCTAATGCAAAATCTGCGGAGGCAGCTGCTGCAGCGGATATTCAAAAGAATCAAATACTTACTGAAAACAAAGTAAAAATAGCACAAGCTGAAACGGAATTTGATATTAAAAAGCTAGAAAGAGAAGCCGCAATTAAAAAAGAGCTTATGTTACATGAGTTTCAACTTAATGTAAAGCTTAAAGATATGGATTTACAAGTGATTAATGATAAAGATCAGTATCGTGAAGATAGAAAAGATAAAAGAACAAAAATTCAAGCTTCACAGCAATCTGAATTAATTGATCAAAGAAAGAATAATAAACCCCCAAAAGATTTTGAATCAAGTGGATTTGATAATTTAGGAGGGTTTGGATTAGAACAATTCGAACCAAGGTAAAACTTTAGCCTTAAATAAAGTTAATTAATTATATTATATTATGTCAGAAGAAATAAAAGCAAAAGTTATAGAAGAAGAAAATCCTTCTATAGCTGAAAAAGAAACTAAAGCCCTAAAAAAAATGGGATTAGATACTGGTGTTGAAACAGTAACCAAAGTAGATTTAAGAAAACCTAAAGAAGAAAAAGATGCCATTCAAGAGCAAAGCACAGATGAGGTTCCTGTACGCGACGGATCCGAAGCTAGCGAAGAAGTTCAAGAAAAAAACGAAACGCAGCCTGAAGAGCCTTCCGGAAAAAGCGAAGAAAAAGAAGAAGAAGTAATTGAAGAAGTTACAAATGAAGAAAAGCCTTCCGCTGTTACAGAAGAAAAACCTGAAAGCAAAACTTTTATAGAAGAACCTAAAGAGCCTGAAATCAATGTGCCAGATGGGGTTACTGAATTAGTAAACTTTATGAATGAAACTGGTGGCTCAATGGAAGACTATATTAGGTTAAATAAAAATTATTCAGAATTAGATGAAAATAATCTTTTAAACGAATATTATACTAATACTAAGCCCCATTTAAATAATGAAGAAATTAGTTTTTTAATAGAAGATAAATTTTCTTATGATGATGAAATTGATGATCCAACTGAAATAAAAAGAAAGCAGTTAGCTTTTAAAGAAGAATTAGCTAATGCTAAAAACCATTTAGAAGGACAAAAACAAAAATACTATAAAGAAGTAAAAAATACAGGCAATTTGTCAAAAGATCAACAAAAAGCCGTAGACTTTTTTAATAGATACAGTAATGAGCAAAAAGAAATTGCTCAGATTAAAGAAAAAGCAACGAACACGTTTAAACAAAAAACAAACGAAGTTTTTAATCAAGAATTCAAAGGTTTTGATTTTGACATTGAAAACAAAAAATACAGGTTTAAGCTAAAAGATGTAGAGCAGGTAAAAAAATCACAAAGTGATATTATGAATGTTATAGGTAGTTACCTTGACAACAATACTACACTTAAAGATGGATATGGATACCACAAAGCATTGTTTGCTGCAAAAAACGCTGATAATATTGCAAATCATTTTTATCAACTAGGTAAAGCAGAGGCTATAAAAGAAATTTCAGTTGAATCCAAAAATATAAATATGGATCCACGAAATACTAACACAGGCTATGTTGAATCAGGAGGTATAAAGGTTCGCGCTATTTCCGGCGACGATAGTTCAAAACTACGTATAAAACTTAAAAAATAATAATAATTAAAAATATAAATTAATATGGCAGCAATAACTCCATCAGCTGGAGGCTCGTTGAATTCAACGCCAGCTCCAGTTAAGCAGACTCTTTCATCAAACTACCTATCATTTACAGGTGGTTCTAATGACTGGTCACAGCAGTATTTACCAGATTTATATGAGCAAGAAGTAGAAGTATTTGGAAACAGATCAGTTGCTTCTTTCTTAAGAATGGTAGGTGCTGAAATGCCTATGACTTCAGATCAAGTTGTTTGGTCAGAACAAGGCAGATTACATTTACATTACAAAGGTGCATCAGTAACAGACGCTGGTGTAATTACAATTGCAAACTCAGGAACTCACGCAGTAAGAGTTGGACAAACTATTGTTCTTAGTGACAATCAAGCTACTCCAACTGTTATTAAAGCGTATGTATCTGTTATTGCAGGTGACAATACTACATTAACTGTAATTCCTTATTCTGGAGGAGCAACAGTAGGTGCGGTAACAGGATTTGATACAGCAACTGATAATGGATCTAACACATGTGATTTCTTCGTATTCGGTTCTGAATTCAAAAAAGGAACAGCAGGTATGACTAATTCAGTTCAGCCTTCTTTTGCTTCTTTAACTAACAAACCAATTATCATTAAAGATAA